TTACAGAGAGGTCTGAAAGAACCTTTACATCTCAAAGACTGTGCCGAAAGGTATGACCTAGAGACAAAGAAAGAAGATACGTTGAAGGAATACTTTGCAAAGGGTTATGCTACAGATGAGATACCTAGGGCAGAATTAAGGCAGTATTTATCTGCAGACTTACACGCTACACAGCAATTGTCTGACAGACAGTATAAGAAACTTAACTCTGTTAAGTATGCCCATCTTATGGATACAGTAATACTTACAAACAAAGTGTGTGTTACTCTAGCTAGGACACACAGGAATGGATTCAAGGTAGATGAGACTAAACTAGAGTCTGTAAGAAAAGAGTTTGAGACAGAGAAGCAAGAGATTGAGAAGCGATTATCTTCACAAGTAAGAAATATAATGGGGGATATGCCTATTAATCTTAACAGTCCTGAACAGATGTCATGGGTTATCTATAGTAGAAAGCCTAAAGACAAAGCTATGTGGGCAAATGAGTTTATTCCTCACATGGCTCATGATGACTTCAAGAGAGCAGTCAGAGATAACTCTGATATTGTATATAAAACAAAAGCTATTATATGTAAGTCATGTAATGGCACAGGCAACATAAGAAAGGTAAGAAAGAATGGAACTCCTTATGCTAATACCAATAAAGACCCTGCTTGTAATGGTCTTGGTTATCATTTTCATGATGACAGAACTAAGATAGCAGGACTGAAGTTTAATGCACCAAATGCCAAGTGGGTATCTGCAAATGGGTTTGGTGTATCCAAAGGTAATCTAGATGTATTACAAGGCATGGCAAACAGGGCAGGTATGAAAGAAGCTAGTAGTTTCTTACAAGACCTCAAGAGATTGTCTGCATTAGATACATACTTGTCTTCCTTCGTTGAAGGTATCAAAGCACACGTAAAGTCTGATGGTATGTTACACGTAAGACTATTACAACATAGAACTGCTACAGGCAGATTTAGTGGAGCAGACCCTAATATGCAGAATATGCCAAGAGGTGGCACGTTTCCTGTGAAGAAGGTGTTTGTATCACGTTGGAAAGGTGGTAAGATTCTAGAAGCAGACTTTGCACAGCTAGAGTTTAGAACTGCCGCATATTTATCACAAGATAAGGTGGCTATAAATGAGATTAAAACAGGCTTTGATGTTCATGCGTACACTGCTGACATCATTACGAAATCAGGTCAGCCTACTACTAGGCAGGATGCTAAAGCACATACCTTTGCTCCGTTGTATGGTGCGACAGGGTTCGGTAGGACAAAAGCAGAAGCGAGATACTACCAAGACTTCACCAAGAAGTACAAAGGAGTCGCATCATGGCATTCCAGATTGGCTAAAGAGGCTCTAGAGAAAAGAAGTATTACCACACCATCAGGCAGAGAGTTTAGTTTCCCTGATGTTGAAAGAAGAATGAATGGTTCTGTGTCTCACTTTACACAGATAAAGAACTATCCTGTGCAGAGCTTTGCAACTGCAGACATAGTGCCTTTGATTCTTCATCATATAGAAAATAGATTACAACTATTACAGTCTTGCATTGTAAACACAGTACACGATTCAATAGTTATTGATGTACACCCTGATGAAATAAATAAAGTTGTGTTCATCTTGAAAACTATGAATCAAGACATAAATAGTATTATAAACAACGAGTTCGGAATAGACTTTAATGTACCATTATTATTAGAATCAAAAATAGGAGATAATTGGCTTGACACTAAAGATATTAACTGATATAACTATGAGACATTTTAAAATAAGAAAGGAGAAAATGTATGACTGAAGCAAACCTAGTGACCATAGACACTAATAATTATGAATCTATGGCAAAGGCTATGGGTATAGCCAACGAGACTTCTTCCTCTACTGAGAAGAAGGCTCAACAACTACCTAGATTTAGAATACAACACACACCTATCATAGATGGTGATGAGGTTGTTGTGAAGGGTGGTACTTATAAATTAGATATTCCTGAGAAGGATGTTCTATATGGTAAGACTGCCACCATCAGACCTTTCATGCAGAGATATATGTATAAAAGGTTTGTTAAAAATAACTCTGCAAAAGCAGGAGAGCCTTTAGGTATCTATCATAAGACAGTTATGGCAGATAATCTTAATAAAGATTTAAAAGACAACCAAGGTGGGTTCAACTGTGGTAAACCTGCAGGGTGGATACAGGACTTTGATGCATTGCCTGATAAGACCAAAGACTTAATCAAGCAAGTCAAACGTGTTAGAGTTGTGTTTGGCTTAGTAGATTTACATGACGTTACAGACGCTAATGGTAAGTCCTCTAAGTTTGAGACTACTCCTTTTATATGGGAGATAGATAATAGAGATGCGTTCAAAACTATCGGCACTAACTTCACTAAGTTAGCTAAGATGAAGGCACTTCCTGTGCAACACACCATTAGTCTAGCAACTGAAGCTAGAAAGTTACCTAATGGTAGTCAGTTTTATTTACCGACTAGCACGTTAAATCTTTCAGAGAAAGTTACTCTGTCAGATTCAGACCAAACTATGTTTGCAGATTTTCTATCTTGGGTAGAGAACTATAATCAGTACATTGTGTCTGAGTGGAACGAACAGGCTTCTCAAAAGTCCATTGATGAAGATATGTCTAGTGCAGTTGACAGCATTGTTAATGCAGAGGACAACTTTATTGAAGTGGAAAACGCATAGTGCGAAGCAATAACCCCTTCAAAGCACATGGTATAAACTACTTGTCGCCTAGTAGTATTAATACCTATATTAATGATACGTCATTATGGGTGGCACGATACTTGTTTAAGATTAAATCTTCAAGTGGTGCGAGTGCAGTAAGGGGTATTGCTACTGAGTTTGTACTTGCAGACAAGTATGAAAAAGGAGTCTTTGATTATAATCTTTTGGATGTAAAGTTTATGTCTCTCTGTGCAGAGTCAGGTATTGACTTGGGAGATATGAAGACTGCAAAAGAAAAGAAGTTACTCAAAGACTTCGGCACTATAATTGATGAGAACTTTGACTATAAAGACCTTGAAGCATATCAAGAAAAGGTTGAGGTTCAAATCGAGGATATGCCTGTGCCTATCATAGGATATATTGACTTCAGATTTAAAGGCAAGATAGTAGACTTAAAGACATCCACAAGGATGCCAACAAGACCTACTGAAGCACAGAAAAGACAGATGGCTTTATATTCTATGGCATATCCTGACAGTAGTGTAGACCTATTCTTTGCTACCCCAAAGGAACACAAGAGGTTTACACTAAAGAATTTAACTTTGTATAAGAAACAGTTACGTAAGGTAGCTCTCTCTATACAGAAGTTTTTGTCTATCAGTGATGATAAGCATGAGTTAGCTTCTCTTATGTATCCTAACCTTGACTCTTGGTTGTGGTCAGGTATGAAAGAAGAAGCAAATAAAATATGGAGTGTTAAATAATGGCAGATAAAAAAATAGAAGACCTGCAAAAGGACATAGACTCTATGGAGAAAGAACTAGCAGAGGCTAAGAAGACTCTTCGTGAAATGAAAACTAAAGGTTTACGTGAAGCAATGGAAGCCAAGAAGATGGCAGACGAAGCAGTTAAGGAAGAGTTAAAAGCACTTGGCTATAACTATAATAGTTCTGAGTATGAGTGGAGTCCTTTCTCAGGATGGAGAAGGCTACTCTAGTGTCTCCCTATTCTGTACGCAGGATTGCAATAAAGCATGGGTATAGGAGTGGTTTTGAGCATAAGCTATCAGACTACTTAAAAGAACAGAAGTGTAAGTTTGACTATGAATCTATAAAGATACAATGGGAAGATTTGTGCTATCGTACCTATACCCCTGACTTTGTACTTTACAATGGTATAATTATAGAGACTAAAGGTAGGTTTCTAGCCATTGATAGGAGAAAACATTTAGCGATAAAGAAACAACATCCAAAACTAGACATTAGATTTGTGTTTGAAAATAGCAGAAGGAAGTTACGTAAAGGTGCTAAGTCAACATATGCAGAGTGGTGTATAAAGTATGGGTTTAAATTCCACGATAGAATTATACCTGAGGAGTGGATAAAAGAAACAGGAAGGAATAAACACCCAAAGTTTATTGTATTCCCAAACAAAAAATTAAGGAGATAGTATATGAAATTAGAAACTAAAATAGCACCACATGACTTTGTAATAGTTATAAGACCACACCTTACTAAGAACAAAAGATGGAATGGAGAGGTGTCTGTCAAGTGTGTTCTTGATGAAAGAAACCCCTTGAATGATGAAGATTTTGAAGGTATGTTACATTTTACTAGACAGGTATGTGC